TCTGGCCCCATTAGATGGTCACCAACTTTTACTTGATCTGCCCTTACTACTTCCCCGTCATACCGCAGGACAAGCGTTTCGGGTGCCAAGCTCTTACCAATGCCTGTAGGCGCTTTAATAACTGTGAAGTGACCTTGCATCAGGCCCATGATCTTATCGTCTAATGCTTGGATACCAGTTGGTACGTATTGATGTTCAGGGGTATTGCATTGGTGCTTACTTAGGAGACGGGCGTGAACAAGGCCCAGAGGTTTGTATGGGTAAAAAGAAGGAACCTGTGTTAGACTATATGTTTAAGACTTACCTCACCCCCACAAGAATTTCTTTCGCTAAAGGGGCTTATTACATTGGTTTTTCTACCAAAGATTGCTTGTGGAAAGAGGTTAAGGATTACTTAAACCCTCGTATGTTACCTAGAGATTTGAAGTTGGGTTCACGGATAACTAGACTTGCTGTTTTGGCAGGTTTGCTAGATACAGATGGCAGTGTAACTACAGGTGGGGCTGAAATTACGCAGAAGTCTGAGCGTTTGGCGGATGATATTTGTTTTGTATGTAGGTCGCTTGGGTTAGCTGCCTATAAAGCAAGCAAGTTTGTAAAAGGACGTGAATACTTCCGCGTAACAATTTCTGGGGATTTAACTGTAGTTCCTTGCAAGCGGTTAAAGTTTAGCCCACGTAAGCAAATTAAGAATGTGTTGAACACTGGATTTACTGTAGAGCCTATCGGCCATGGGGTTTATCGTGGTATCATGCTAGACGGGGATCATTTGTTCTTGCTTGGTGATTTTACTGTTACACACAACACTGAAGTTATGCGGTTTCTTGAATATAACATGCTCAAGCGTGGTATTCCTATTGCAGCTTGGCACTTGGAAGAAACTAAACTACGTACCCTACTTGGTCTAGTCTCCTATGAGTTACAAGATAACTTGACCCGTAGGGATTTGATTGAGGAAAAGAAGGCAGAAGATTTGGTAGTAGAAGCCATTAAGCAACTGACTAAAGATGAATTGTTCTATCAGTTCTATCTTAGCGATGGTCAAGGTGCTGATGATCTAATCGACCAGATCAGGTTCTTTAGTCAAGCGGCTGGCTGTAAGTTTGTGTTCTTTGAGCCTATCCAAGATGTTGTTGCTGGCACATCAGAGGAAAGTAAGGAACAAATGCTTGCTGACCTATCAGTTCGACTGTCTAAACTAGCTGCTGAACTGAATGTAGGTATCGTTACTATTGCCCACACTAATGACAATGGTGACCCTAAGTATTGTAAGATGATTGGTCAACGAGCCTCAGTTATTATCGACTTGCAGCGGGATAAGGAAGCTGATAGTCTAGAGGAACGCAACACAACGTACATCAAGGTAGAAAAGAACCGCCCTTGTTCAGAAGAAGGTAATGCTGGTATGCTACGATTTAATACAGAGACTTTTACACTTCGAGAGGTATAACAAATGACAGTGCCAAAGCATAAGTGGGTTTGGTGTGACGTATGTGAAGATGATATTGTTATCTGTGGTAAGTGCGGTAATAACACTTGTAACGGGGGTTATGGCACAGTTGATGGTAAAGAGTGTGATGAGTGTGAATCAGCATACGAACTCTACTTCAAAGGTTCACCAAAGGAGAGTAAATGACAGTTTTTGATTGTGAAACTAATGGGCTGCTAGATGTTCTAGATAAGATACACGTCTTGTCTTGGTCTACCGATGGGAAAGAAGTCCACCACACCCACGACTATGATGAAATGCGTAAGTTCTTCGCTGAAACTGAAGTTCTGATAGGTCATAATATCATCAGGTTCGACATTCCAGCAGTGGAAAAGGTCTTGGGGATTAAGGTTAAGGCCCGTCTGATCGACACTCTAGCTTTGTCTTGGTATCTTAACCATGAGCGTGATAGGTATAAGCATAAGCATAAACTTGAGGGTTATGGTGTAGACTATGGTGTTCCTAAGCCTGTGATTAAAGATTGGGACAGCCTAACACCAGAAGACTATGCTCACCGATGCTGTGAGGACGTGAAAATTAACTCTCGTCTATGGCGTGACTTGGACATTAAACTAAATCGTCTCTACCCAGAGCAACAAGACAAAGATCGTTTGATTGACTACCTTACGTTCAAAATGGATTGCGCTAGGGAACAAGAGAGCCTGCGATGGAAATTAGATGTTCCTATGGCACAGAAGGCTTATGACGAGATTATGGTGTTGAAGGACGAGAAGGTAGTCCAACTAGCAGAGGCTATGCCTAAGCACATCCTTACTCGTGTAGCAACACAGCCAAAGGTTATGTGTAAGAAAGACGGGGAACTATCCTCTCATGGGGAAAAGTGGGTAGAACTGTGTAAAGAGTATAAGCAACCAGTTACAACCCAATCTTTTGTCATTAAGGTGGGGGAAGAACTTGGTAATCCAAACTCCTCGGATCAGGTTAAAGATTGGTTGCATGGCTTGGGTTGGGTTCCTCGGACATATAAGTTTGTACGTGACAAGAAGACAGGCGAAGAACGTCAGATCGAACAAGTAAGAGACGATGGGGAACTGTGTGAGAGTGTTAAAGAGTTGAATGAGGTAGACCCCGCTGTTGACTTGCTGGATGGCCTTACAGTGCTTACCCATAGGGCTGGGATACTTAAGTCTTTCCTAGAGTGTGTGTCACCAGATGGTTACCTAAAGGCTGAGATTGCAGGGCTAACTAATACTCTGCGCTTCAAACACTCTAAGCCCCTAGTGAACCTACCTAGTGTGGACAAACCTTATGGTGATGTTATTCGTGGTGTCCTTACTTGCCCAGATGGTTATGTGTTATGCGGGTCAGATGTTGTGAGTTTAGAAGACACAACAAAACGACACTACATGAAGCCACTAGACCCTGAATACGTAGAAGAAATGTCACGAGAAGGTTTTGACCCGCACTTAGATTTGTGTAAGTTTGCGGGAGAAATAACTCAAGATGATATAGATGCTTACAACAGAGGGGAGAAGCCAGAGCTTAAGAAGGTTCGTAAGGCTTACAAAGTTGTAAACTACAGTAGCTTGTATGGCGTAGGGGCCTCTAAGCTGGCTCGTAACACAGGTTTGTCTGTTAAAGAGGCTAAGTCTATGCTGGATGCTTTCTGGTCTAGGAACTGGTCTGTAGAGGCCGTAGCGAAGTCTCTGCGCGTAAGGGAACTGTTCGGGTCTATGTGGTTGTACAACCCTGTATCTAAGTTTTGGTATGCCTTGCGTAGTGATAAGGATAGGTTCTCCACTCTTAATCAAGGTACAGGTGTGTTCTGCTTTGATACTTGGTTGGCCCACTGCTCTGTAAAAGGTGTCCATGGAACCTATCAGGCCCATGATGAAGTGGTGGTTGTTTGTGAGAAGATACACAAGGATCATGTAGAGGAAGTTCTAAAAGAGGCTATGAAAAAGACTAACGAAAAGCTCAAGTTAAACGTCACTGTTGAGATAGACGTTAAGTGGGGAAATACCTATGCAGAAGTTCACTGACAAATTTATTTACAAGTCAGACGGGAAACTTATTCACAAGGAGGGAAGGTGTGCGGGAAAGGTAGCGGGGTCTTTTGACAAAAGCTCTGGGTATTTCAGGGTTAAAGTTGGGAGTAAAAGCTACTTACTGCACAGGGTTATCTACTTGATGTACCACCCAGATTATGTGGGGGATTTAGACCACATTAACCGTGATAAATTAGATAACAGGCTAGAAAACCTTCGCCCTTGTAATAGACCACAAAACGTAGTTAATTCTCATGTAAGGTCTGATAACACAAGTGGTTACAAGGGGGTCATATTTCACAAAGCTACTGGAAAGTATCAAGCTCAAACCATGCACTTTGGAAAACGTATCCACATAGGGCTATTTCCTACGCCAGAGGAAGCGGCCCAAGCCTACGATAAAAAGGTAAAAGAGGTGTTCGGAGACTTTTGTACACCGAACTTCAAGTGAGTCTTTTGTGCAACACTAAACAAGATAGTGCGTTTTCCATGAGAAATACCTCTTGGGGAGCGTCTAAGAAGTCTGAAAATGAACGTATAGTTATATACAACCTTATGAAACAAAGGATACCCGAATGACTAAATACACTATGGACATGGTTCTTGAGTATGCCAAAGTCTTCCCAGAGAATGCTGATATGGGAGACCAGAATGGTAACAAAACTCAAAAGGCTATCCATGCAAAAGGCGGTCAATATATTGTCAATGCTTACTTCACTTCCGAAGAACAAATCGACCAACTACTTACTGATGGCATGAACCCAAGCCCGATGAACTCAGATCGTGTCCTAGAGGGCAACAAGGAGTTTGGTATCGGTAAGTTCATCAAACTGAAGCGTGAAGTCAAAGATAACATCAAGACCTTCGAGAACAAGAAGCGTGGTGACGTGACTGTAAACTTTGGTGGCCCTGTTGGTATTGTTGATTTGACTGATGGTGTTGATAACAAGAAGTGGTGGTCTTTCCAAGAGGATGGCCCTCTAGGTAATGGTACACGGGCTATGGTACAGTTTGAAATGTACGCAGAAGGTTCTGGCCTGCGTCTGAAAAACATTGGTGTCACAGAGCATGTGCCTTACGAGACTAATGGCGACTACGATAATTCTGCTGATGACATGTTTAAGGTAGCTTAATGCTAGATTGGGGTTTTAGTATGAAAAAAGATGACGAAGATGCACTTGCAATTATTGGTGTTGTGATCCTAGTAATTGTATTTGTTGCTGTAGGCCCACTTCTTACACTGCTTGCACTAAACACTTTGTTTCCAACTCTGGCTATTCCTTATACGTTTGGTACTTGGTTGGCAACACTTTGGGTAATGATTGTAATTAACGGAAAGGTTAAAACAAAATGAAAGTTACTATTCACGCAAAGTTTAAGAAAGACCCCGATGGTTTTGATGGTGAACTAATCTACAGTTGGGATAACATCGAAGACTTGACTGATGTATCCCAGTTCTTGACTAATGGAGTTCAAGCATTGGGGTTCAGCTATGTTCAAGATGTAGGTCTTGATAAAGGTAATGGCGATGTAGTCTGGGGTGGCTTCTAATGACAGAGAGTGGCAAAGGTAAAGTTCTAATAGATGGTGATATTGTTGCTTATAGAGCAGCCTTTGCTACTCAAGATCAGTCACCAGAGGATGCTGTGGCAAAAGTTGATGATCTAATGTCTTTCATTATTGAAGCAACTATTGATGTACCATTTGTATCCTCTGGGGATTACAACACCTATCTGACAGGTAAGGGCAACTTTAGGTACGAGATTGCTAAGACCCTAGAGTATAAAGGTAACCGAAAAGAAGTTGCCAAGCCTACCCACCTAAGCCTCTGTAGGGGCCATCTAATTGACAGTTACGATGCTATTGTAAGCCAAGGTGAAGAAGCAGATGATCTAATCTCTAAAGCTGCTGCAAGCCTTAATTATAACTGTGTCGTAGCTTCTATTGACAAGGATATGCTTCAACTGCCCTGCTGGCACTTTAACTTTGGTCGTAACGAGTGGTCTAAGGTTAGCCCAGAGGAAGGTATGAAGTTCTTCTACACTCAAATACTAACGGGTGATAGGGCTGACAACATCGGTGGTCTTCATGGCGTAGGGCCAGTAAAAGCTAATAAGATACTACAAGGCTGTGAGACTGAAAATGAACTGTGGGATGCTGTTGTAAAAGCCTACGAGGGTGATGTAGAACATGTCCTAGAGAATGCTAGGTTGTTATGGTTGCGTAGATATGAAGGAGAAATTTGGTGTCAACCTATCACGGAATAAAGAATGGCTATAGGTCTGGTCTAGAAGAAAAAGTATCTCAACAACTACAAGACTTAGGGGTAGCTTATGAATATGAAAAGTTAAAGATTGCCTATGAGGTACAGGAGAATAGAACCTACACACCAGATTTTAAAATACTATCCAATGGTATTATCGTAGAAACAAAGGGCAGATTTGTAGGTGCTGATCGTAAAAAGCATTTATTGATTAAGAAGCAACACCCAGAGTTTGATATTAGGTTTGTCTTTTCTAATTCTAATACAAAGCTACAGAAAAAATCTCCTACTTCTTATGCTGATTG